GCTAGAGGTGAGCAGCCCATGCAGAAGTACAAGGATGAGTTAGCTATAAATGGTGACATGTCTATGTTAAACCTAGACTGGAGTCCTATTCCTATCATACCCAAGTTTGTAGATATAGTTGTAAACGGAATGAATGACAGGCTTTACAAGGTTAAGGCCGAGGCTCAGGACGTAATGTCTGCAGAGAAGAAGAATCAGTTTCAGGAGTCTATAGAGAAGGACATGGTTTCCAAGGACTTCTTAGAAATGACAAAGAAGGAGTTTGGTATCAATGCATTTAATATGGATCCTAACGAACTGCCAGCTGATGATCAGGAGTTGTCATTGTACATGCAGATAAACTACAAGCCTGGGATAGAGATAGCTGAGGAGGTTGCCATAGACACCATACTTAAGATGAACAAGTTTGACGAGGTTAAAAAGAACTTCGATTACGACGTTACAACTATAGGTGTGGGTGTAATGAAGCACGAGTTCCTTGTGAATGATGGTGTGAATGTAGAGTATGTTGATCCAGCTAACTGGATACACAGCTACACGGAGAAGGAGGACTTCTCAGACTGCTACTACTTCGGTGAGGTTAAGCAGGTGCACTACACAGAACTATTAAAGATAAACCCAGACCTTACTGATGAGCAGCTTACAGAGATAAAGAACTCTAGCTCTGCATATAACAATTACTTCCCTATAATCAGAAATTATCAGGACGATGCATTCTTAAATGAGGTAGTTACACTGATGTACTTTAATTATAAGACGAGTAAAAGATTTGTCTGGAAGAAAAAAATATTAGATAACGGTGGAGAGCGAGTTATTAGAAAGGGAGACACATTCAATCCTCCGACAGGAGATGGTATTCCTTTTGAAATAATCGAGGCACCAAGAGAGGTTTGGTATGACGGAATACTTGTGGGTGGTTCTAACATATTACTAAAGTGGGAGATGGCTAGAAACATGGTAAGACCAAAGTCAGCCTCTCAGAGTGCCATGCCAAACTATGTGGCTCATGCACCAAGGTTATACAAGGGTAATATAGAGTCATTGGTTAGGAGAATGATTCCATTTGCCGATCAGATTCAACTGACACACCTAAAGCTACAGCAGGTGATGTCAAGGGTTGTACCTGACGGTGTATTTATAGATGCAGATGGTATCAATGAGGTAGACCTCGGAACGGGTGCCGCATATAATCCTGAGGACGCACTGAAGCTATACTTCCAGACTGGTAGTGTTATCGGTAGGAGCTATACACAGGAGGGAGAGTTTAACAACGCACGTATACCAATACAGGAACTTAATTCAAACAGTGGACAGTCTAAGATGGCTGCACTTATTGGAAACTATAACCACTACCTGAACATGATCAGGGATGTGACGGGTATAAACTCTGCAAGGGATGGATCAAGTCCTAACCCTGATGCACTTGTAGGTGTACAGAAACTAGCGGCATTGAGCTCTAATACTGCTACAAGACACATATTAAACGCAGGCTTATATGCAACAAGAAGACTTGCTGAATGCATATCATTGAGGGTTGGAGACATCCTTGAATATGCAGACTTCAGGGAAGAGTTCGCTATGCAGATAGGAAAATATAACGTCGCTATACTTGACGAGATAAGAGACCTGTACCTTTATGACTTTGGAATATTTATAGAGGTAGCTCCAGATGAGGAGGAGAAGCAGATGCTTGAGGCAAATATAAATGTAGCACTTCAGCAGAAGACTATAGATCTTGAGGATGCTATAGACATCAGAGGTATGAGCAATATAAAGCTGGCCAATGAGATGCTTAAGGTCAAGAGGCGTAGGCGTATGGAACAGATGCAGAAGCAGGCTCAACAGCAGCAGCAGATGAAGCTACAGTCAGACCTTCAGACTCAGCAGTCGGCTGCACAGCAGAAGGCACAGCTTATACAGCTTGAAGCACAGGCAAAGACACAGGTCAAGGAGGCAGAGGCACAGTTTGATATTCAAAAGATGAATGCCGAGGTTGAGGCTAAGAAGTACTTAATGGACCTAGAGTTCCAGTACAACATGCAGCTTAAGGGTATAGAGGCCGAGTCATTGATGACAAGGGAGGACAAGAGAGAGTCCGCTAAGTCTGAAAGAATTAGTCAGCAAAATAGTGAGCAGTCTAAGCTTATAAACCAAAGAAAGAACAACCTGCCACCTCAGAACTTTGAGAGCACGGAAGACACTCTGGATGGTTTTGGATTAGAATCATTTGGCCCTAAATAGGATACAAAAATATTACTTAACTTTGTGGATAAATAAAATATAATAAAATGGCAGAAGAATATAAGGTAAGGGCTGTTGACTTTGAAGAGAAGTCAGCTCAGGAGATCGAGAGAGATCTTTTAGAAAAGGCAGAGAATGAAAACAACGAAGCTAACGGTGAGGGAGTGGAAGGAAGCCCTGAGGGTTCCTCCGCCTCACAAGAGCAAGAAAATATACAGCCGCAAGGCGAAGCACAAGAGTCGTCCTTAAATGACGATGACGTTCTTTCATATATTGGTAAGAGGTACGACAGGGAGATAAATTCTTTGGATGATCTTTTCGAGCAGCGTAATGCTAACGAGGAGCTACCAGAGGATGTATCGGCATTCCTGAAGTACAAGAAAGAGACAGGTCGAGGTATCGGAGACTTTGTTAAGATCAATAAGGATTATGACAATGTTAATGACGACCAGCTACTACTTGACTACTACTTAGAGCAGAACAAGGGATTAGATCCTGAGGATGTAAGCTTTGAGATAGAGGACAAGTTTTCTTATGATGAGGATCTCGATGAAGAGAGAGATGTCAAGTCCAAGAAGGTGGCGAAGAAGAAAGAGCTTGTTAAAGCTAGAGATTACTTCAACTCTTTAAAAGAACAGTACAAGGTTCCACTTGAGTCAAGGGATTCCTTTGTTCCAGACGAAGAGAAGGAGGAGTTTAATAGCTACAAGAAAACAAAAGAGCAGCGATTGCAAAACGATCAGGAGCTTGCTAAGAGGGCTAAAAATTTTACAAGTAAGACGAGTGAATTATTTTCTGAGAACTTCGAAGGTTTCGGGTTCAATATATCGGAGGATAACAAGGTTGTCTACAAGCCAGCTGATAGCAAGACCTTACTCAACGAGCAGTCTGACCTTAATAACTTTGTTAATAAGTTTACAGGTGAGGACGGATCGATTGAGGACTATGAGGGATTCCATCGTTCTATAGCCGTGGCTTCAAACCCTGAGAAGTTTGCCAAGTACTTTTACGATAAAGGTATGGCAGATGCGGTAGGCGATGTGGCTAAAGAGTCTAAAAACATTGACATGACTCGTCAGTCCACAAAGGTTACCCCTAAGGAGGGTGTGCAGGTCAGGTCTATAGACGCAAGTCGAGGCAATAGATTAATTATTAAAAAACGCAAAAACTAAAAATTAGAAAAAATGGCTGGATCATTACAAACCACTCCAGGTGTAGCAATTACACCTAGTTCGGTTAAGGCAACATTGCCTACAAATTACATCACCAATTTCGACTTCTTGACACAGTATCTTCCAGATACTTACGAAGCTGAATTTGAGCGATATGGAAACAGATCAATCTCATCATTCTTGAGAATGGTCGGTGCAGAACTTCCTACTAACTCTGACTTAATTAAGTGGGCAGAGCAAGGACGTTTGCATACAAAATACCAAGCGATGACTTTCGCTGCATTTGGTGCGACTGGTGCAGGACAGCAAGTGTTTACTATGGCGGGTGCTCCTGCAACAGGAATGGTATTTAGAGTTAATCAAACAGTATTTTTATCATCCGATCAAGCTGCAGCTGAGTCTGCAAAGGGTGTTATTGTTGCTGTTACTGCTAACTCTTTCACTGTAGCATACTACACAGATTTCGCTGCAAGTCCTTTTACAGGTGCAACAACTACTGTTACTGCATTTGTTTATGGATCTGAGTTTAAGAAAGGTTCTGCAGGTATGGACGGATCGTTAGAGGCTGAAGATTCAATCTTCTCTTGCAAGCCAATCATCATCAAGGACAACTACGAGGTGTCTGGATCTGATATGGCTCAAGTTGGATGGGTTGAGGTTACAACTGAAAACGGTGCTACAGGATACTTATGGTACTTGAAGTCAGAGCATGAGACTCGTCTACGATTTGACGATTACTTAGAGATGGCTATGGTTGAAGGTGTTCCTGCAGAAGGTACATCTGGAGCTGAAGTTTTCTTATCTACAAACGCAGGTACTGCTGGAGTAGATGCTGGAAACGCAGGTACTGAGGGTATGTTTGACACTATCGAGAATAGAGGTAACGTATGGTCAGGTGGTAACCCAGCTGCATTGGCAGACTTTGATACAATCGTACAACGTCTTGACAAGCAGGGTGCTATCGCTGAGAACGTATTGTTCTTAAACCGTCAGTTCTCTTTCGATATT